TCCCAACACTTTTGGAAACCGTTTCTTAATTCATTTAGTTTGTTTTGTTCCTGAACTTGAAGAATGTAACCATTTATTTCTTTTTCCTCACTTGTCAACTCCATACGATGTTTGAGTTTGATATCAATAAGACGTACCATATCCATATAGTATTCTGGATTCTTACTGACAAACTCATCGTAGGTCATAGAAGCATTCCTTTATCACTCATATATTGTAGGGTTTCTTTCATACTACCAATGTGCTTACTACCAATTGAACATTGTGGATAAGTTGCTTCACTTCCAAACTCCATACGGAATTGCTTATCACTAAAATGAACCCCTAAAAGATACTCATGAAACTCTGTTACTCCAGGTAGAGTTTCAAGGAGCATACCAATACGTTCACACTCTTGACTTCCGTTAGAATAAATTACTGCTGTCAGTTTTTCAGTCATTTTAGTTTCTACCATCTTTCTCTGTTCTTGGGATCAAACATAATGTGTTTCGGTTCCATCTTTATGAATAACACTGTACCTAGTCACGTTGTCGCCAATCATCAGGTCGGTCCTCATTGAACCAGTCTACAATTTCATCAGCACTACCAAAACCAGTGCGGTGATTTGATGGGTCAGGGTCACCCAGTCCCATAATGTTCATAAAATCATCCATACTACCTTCTACCATATCAGGATTGGCAGCACGTCCTCTTGCTTTCTTGAGCATTTCACGGGCAGTGGTGTTTGCTTTACCCAACTTCTCTGCCCAAATCATATCTTCAAGTTTTACTTCTTCTCCATTTGCAATACACTTACAAATGAATTCTAATCGTAACCTGTATTGTGTAGAAAGCATCTTATTCTTTCTCTTTGTCTGTATTTATTTGTCGCATAATATACTCTGCCGTTTTGAGAGAACGACGATATATGAGATATTTTACCACAGGATTCTTGGGGTTGTGTAATAACCACCACCATTGTCGTTGAATATATGCTTTTGCTAACCTTGTGACATAATAAAATGCAGCGGCAATGCTCTCATCTGTGATTATGAAGTATAATGCAAAAGAAAATACTACCAACCACAGATACTGAGCAGTCATTAATTAAACTCCTCGTTTCTACGATGATCAAGATATTCCAAGATTTCTGATCTCCACTCCATTAACTCATGATAGCACTCTTGATTATGTGCACATTGACGAAGTTCTGAATCTGGTTTAAGAACACTCTCATAGAAAAGACCTAGTGCATCACGACGTTTTTGTTGTTTGTCGCTCATAGAAACTCCTCCAAAGTAGATGACGTATTCTTTTTAACTTTAGACATTTTTTTGATGTATGCAACTGCCTGTTTATATGTTGTTACAGAGTGCACTTGTCTACCATTATGTATAATACAGAACCCCTTTTTCTTACCTGCCCATGGAATAGCAGCCCACATTCCATCATTAGTCACATAACCATCAGGGTCTCCTACTTTAGGATCGAGAAGACTCTGATGGTGAATAAAAGGTTTAAGAAACTTCTTAGACAAAGATACCCCCAACTGCTTGAATTCTTTCCTGAGCAAGTTCAGCATAATCAGGATTCAATTCGAATCCGATATACTTTCGATCATTAAGTTTGGCAACTTCACCAGTAGTTCCAGATCCCATGAAAGGATCAACAACGATACCACCCTCAGGGCAACATGACAGAATAGGTTTGGTAATTAAGTCAGGAGGATACACAGCAAAGTGAGCACCTTTATAGGTGGTAGATGCCACATCCCAAACTGAAAACTCTGGTCTCATTGGGCACTTGCCAGATGCAACCAATTGTTCATAATTGAAATCTTTAGTGATTCCACTTTCCTCACGCATTCTGGCATAATGCTTGTCTTGACTAGCAGAAGAAAGAGAAAAACCCTCTTTCTCAGTGGCATTGGCATCTTTACGTTTATCGACATTGTTTTTCGAAAACATTCGACGAATGCTAATCTCTGCCTGTGGCACAAGAATCGCATCACGATTGAAATAATAGTTCTTAACGTCTTTCACAAACCAGAAGAACTTCTCATGATTGCTCCAAAACCGATCCTTAGATGAAATTGGTTGTGGATTTGGTTTATTCCAAATAATTTCATTCCGAAGATACCATCCCCGATCAGACATGGCAATCTCAAACCGACTGGGAACCTGAAGAAGTCTCTTCTTATCATAAGTGTCACCAATGTTGACCCAACAGGATCCCGTTGGTTTCATAATACGATAAACTTCATCAAAGACTTTGCAGAGATTCTCCACAAAGTCAGTGACGGTGTTTTCAACTCCAATCTGACCACTGTTTTTGTAGTCACGAAGATTGTAGTATGGTGGAGATGTAACACACATATCTACAGAAGAATCAGGAATCTTTTGCAGATTGGTGATATTGTCTCCAACGTGAATAATGTTACTTTCTAAGTGCATGTGTTTCATAAGGAAACAGTTTGAAGAATTGCTTTTTAGTTACTTTTCCTTCCTTAATTATACCACGTTCTTGAAGACTAAGAACTTCATCAACAGTAACCTCATGAAATTTTGGCGGTGTTCGAAACCGATCACGAAGATCGCAGAAAACATAAGAGTCAAGAGCATTCAACTTTTTGTCATGATCTTCTTGACAAAAGAATCTACCTTTGCCTGTGGCAGTGGAGGGAGAGAAATAAACATACTGCGTTTTACAGATGTTTCTAACCTCAATAAGTTGATTAACTCGTTCTTTGACAATCACGTCATAAGGCATCTGCTTACCTTTGACACGTTCACCTCCAAGAAGTTTGGCAACAATTGCCTCTGCTAAGAAGGAAGTTGTGCTTCCACTGATGCTGTCAATCCACTCTTCAAGATCAATGCCGTACCCATCGGCAATTTGTTGGGGGTTTGCATTCCATTCCATGTTTTAATAATCAGAATTTGGCGTTGACACTTACGACAGTTGCACCAGGATTGCGTGCGAGTGCCGTTCGCTTTGCATCTTGATAGTCACGGGCATGAACAGTTTCGTAGAAAACTTTGCCAGCGACATAGAGCTTGACTTCGCAGATCATTGGGGATTTCCCTTGATTACTTTTGTATTATAGGGCAGAGTGAGGCAGAGTCGAGGGTAGAGTGTGCCAGTTTTAACGCCGGATCACACTCACCGCTGCCTCACCCCTCTCAAAAACGGTGTCTACCACTGCCTGAACGGATTTTGCTGTAGAGATACCTACTTTATCGTAAACGGGCACACAGACCAATCCAAAGGTCTTAGACGTGCCTCCCAGTCTGATAACCCGTCCAATACTTTGCGAAATTCCAATGTAATCCATGTTCCTCATAAACAAGACCCCTTCAAGACCATTTACGTTGATACCTTCACTTAAAATTGAATGATGCAACACAACAAACTTCTTCTCAGGATCTTTACCCCATGCATTCAGAGTCTTAAAGAACTCTTCACGATCAACCTTCACACCATCAATAAATGCACCAGTCTTTGATGTGATATACATGCAAGAGTAACCTCTACTACGAATCTCTGAATAAAAATCAGATTCAGTCAGCAACTTCACAATCTGCCTTGTAGACCGTGCAGCAATCAGAATCTTATTCAATGAATTGCCATCAATCGTAGAGATCAGATTGTCACAGTCAGACATCTTGAAATCACCTTGGGGCAATTCATTCACAACAACCTTAGGAGGCAGAATGTATCCTTCCTCAACCAACTTAGGTGCAGGAACATTACAAATGATCTGACCATACACTGCACCATCATTCATACCTGGTTTCGATACAGTAACAGAATGCTTCGGAGTCGCAGTAAAGAAATAAGAACGATCAGAAGCATTACTGAAGTGCTCAGTAGCAGGAAAGAAGTTTCTCTTAACACTATTATGTGCTTCGTCAAAATACACAGTATCAACTTTAATACCAGACTCTTCAATACGATGAAGAGAGTTATAAGTCGTAAAGATCAACTGATTGCCATCAACATTCTCAGACCATGCCTTGATGATCTTTGCTTTTGTAGTGCTAAAGTGCTCAGTCTCTCCACTATGAACATGCATCACATGAGCATCAATGTGTTCAAGAAACTCAGAGCACAACTGTTCTGCTAACAATATTCGTGGTGCGACTACCACATGAACTTGATTGTCGAATAGTTTGAAGTGTGTCTGAGTATCATGAATCATGCACATGGTCTTTCCACCACCAGTCGGCACAATGACCTGACCACGATCATGCTTCAGCATTGCCTTGACGGCATCTTGCTGGTGATGACGTAGTGTGATGGTCATGTGGTTCTTGATTCAATAGAGTCATTATAGCAGAAAACCACCCCCATAAGGAGGTGGTGTGACGGTCTTATAAGTGTCTTAGAGAGCTTAGACTCTCATCTTCAACCCAGACAAAGGTAGTCTACAGGGTTTTTAGAGTCTTGTCAAGTATCAGATTTGAAGTATCATTACACTGTAACTTTGTGTGTTGGCATTAGAAGGACTAAATGTGATTCTAAATCCCGTTGTAAGTTTTTGTGCCTCTGGGACTGTGTAAGATTCTGTGGTGCTTCCGGCAGAAACCATTACTGTATAGTTTGCCGATGATAGTGCAGTATCAAATGCAAAGATTGCGTTAGTGAGGTTATTTGTTAATCCAAGATTATATCCATCAGAAGAAACTAAACTTCCACTATCAACAGTCGCAAATGCAACTACAGGACTTAGGTTTCTGAATGAATCTGTTCCGTGCCCAACTTGAACTGTGTTTGTTGTTTTATTATGAACGATTGCACCAGGAACAACACCATCTGGAGTAACTTTACTTGCCGCAGTGTATCCAGTATTTGCTGGGCTATTCCATAGATTGGCAACAATATCCAGATCGGTTTGATTTAGTGATGGTAAGAGAACATATGAGTTCATTGTAGTTGAACCCACACCAATATCAACTATAGATCTTGTAAAGTAAGTGTTAATACCAACAGTTGTCAAATACTTCGATTGAGATCCATAATCTGGATGGTCATATTTTGATATAATTCCAAGATTAGTGTATCCATATCCAGCAGTAGCTACTCCAACTGTTGGAACTATGGATACATTTTGAGTGAAAAGAGTTGCAGATCCAGTATCAACTTGAAAATTACCATATGAAACTGATGGAATTCTACTTCCTTCACTTCCAGGAATATTTCTAGGATCTGATTGCAATGATCCATCCGCAGTTGTCGTAATTGCAATAATACCGCTAACTCCAGTATTGTCTGCAATAGTTAAACCGGCAGTTGAATTAATGTGACCTTCAACATTTAAGGTGAAATCTATACCAGTTAAGAAATTTGAATTATTAGTTGTTCCTATACCAACAACTCCAGCAACAAATAAATCTTCTTCGGCAATAGTCATGGAACCAATGCCAAGAGTTCCACCAACTATAAAATCTTGGAAAGTGCTAATGCCAGTAATAGTATTGAAATTTTGTGTGTCTGGCATTGGAATGGAGCTTCCATCACCAAATGTAAACTCAAATGATCCAGATCCTACAGTCATAATGCCAGTGACTTTGGCATTTCCGCGAAGAATAGAATCTCCACCAACATCTAGATTGTGGTCTAAAACTGCACCACCACGATTTACTCCAAGTTTTCCATCATAAGTGGTTTTTAATACGTCTATACCATCATATTTTACCGCAAAGTTTCCTGTGCTTCCTGTTCCTGTTCCACCATGAAGAGTGAAGTTAATATCACCAACGTCAAAGTTTGTGAAATTTAGTGTTCCTGCCCCTGGAGTATAGAGCATTCTTGCACTACTGTTTCCTGCACCTACAGATTCCCCGATACTTACAGAAGAATTTGTTGCGCTAGTAATAACTAAACTCGCAGCAGAAGACTTATCAATTCTTAAGTCATCAAACGTTCCAATACCTACATCTGCATTAATAAGATTTGCATTAGTGATGGTTGCAGTCGTAATTCCTGCTTCTGTTGCGGTTACAATACCAACAAACTTAGTTGCGGTTATGATACCACTTGTATTTGCACTAAATGATGTCGATAATGTTGATGCAAGAGAAACATTTGCAGTTCCATCAAATGAAATAACAGAAGACTCTAAGTCACCAGTAATTGAAAAATTTCTTGAGTTTTCTAGTTGTGTTGCCGTAGATGCAACACCAGTCAAATCTCCGGTAATATCACCAACTATATCTCCATAGAACTTTGTTGCTGAAACAATACCGCTGGCAAAGATATCGCCATTGGTCATTCCAATTCCAGTAGAAGTTAATGGATTTTCTTCTATCTGAAAGATATAATCTGGATTAGCAGTTTTAATCCCAACAGGTCCGAATGTATGAATTCCAGTGCTACTTGCAGTTGTTATCCATGCAGTAAATCCATATCCAATTAGATTACTTACAGCAGGAGAGTTGCCAACCTGAAGTTGTGCAGTCGTAAGAATTCCTGTATTTACAAGATCAGTGGTTGTTAAAACACCAATTGTCGCAATACCGGCATATAATGTATCAGTTGTCGTCAATCCAACAGTTTTTGTTACTCCATAAACACGAAGAGCACCACTAGAATTTCCGTAAATATCTAAAAATTCTTGTGGTCGAGTTGTTCCAATTCCAACTCGACCTGCAGAATCTACTACAAAGTTATCATTATCAACCTGAACACCATTACGAAAATTGAATGGTTTACTATAATTTGCCATCTCTTATAGTTTTAAAGTTATTTATCCTGTAGTCTCTGTTCAAGTGCCTCAACTTTACCAGAGAGTTCCTTAACTGCCTCTATAAGCAGAGGAACAAGTTTTTCATAATGAACTGCCAAGTATCCATTATCTCTTGTTGTGACCAATCCTGGGAGACCCAGAGACTCAACTTCTTGTGCAATTACACCAGTTTCACTTCCTTCTTTAGTAGTATTCTCGTTCCAGTCAAATGTATATCCACCGAGAGAAAGAACCTTCGCAAGAGGATCATCGATGGAGGTTACATTATCCTTCAGTCTTTCATCAGAAGTATAGAATGCAGTAATGTCTCCAGTTACCTGAAGTTCTCCACCAATTGTAACTCCAGTTCCAGTAGTTGTTAATCTGGTTACATCATTATAAAAAAGTCTTACGCCATCGGTATCATTACATGTAATAGATCTCTTAGCAAGACTTGCATCTGTTCTAAGGTAGATAGTTCCTAATACAGAGTCAATGTAAAGATTTCCATTTCCAACATCCCGAATAAAACTGTCGCCATTAGGATCACCACTTCCAGCTAAACCATGGAAAATTTCTAAATCATTACTATTTCCAAAAGATAATTTC